TAGGCGACCATACACAATGCACAGTTTGCAACCAGATATCGATTGTACCTTTATCCTGCACAGAATGCGCGGCCTATACATGTCAAAGTCATTTATTACATATTGAACGCCATGCATTTTGTCCAAAGTGCGCGATCAAGTGTGTAGGAGAATGTGAACATTGCGGAGAAGAGAATCAATTGCTTGCGCAAGACAGTGATCCAGATCAGAAGATATGCACTAGCTGTGCCGATGACCTGTATCGTTGTGATCAATGCCTACGATACGTTGAATCACGCGAAATAAATCAAGATGATAATTGTTCCTATTGTTCCGATTGTTTTGATTCACATTATTTTCGTTGTGAATCATGCGAATCAATATACCATACTGATGATATGCGATCAAATTGCTGTGATCGTTGCTTATGCGCATCATGCAATGAGTCACACTATGAGGCATGTACAGAATGCAATCCAGATTTAAGCAATGGCAATGCCGAAACGCTCCAAGATCATACGCTTGAACTAAAGGAACGTGGTGCAAAAGCAATTCTTGATTATCATCCCGATCATATTGAATGGGAGTACTATATAAATGACCGTGATAATGCTGATCATTTAGTCGGAATTGAGCTCGAAATTGAGCATAAATCGACATCAAACATGAATGATACTTGCAAACTACTTGCACGTTCATTGTCAAACCGAATTCTTTTAACTCACGATGGATCATTAGACCACACCGGATATGAGATCGTTTTGACTCCTCATACCTTGCACGAGTATAAAACAATAAATTGGCGCAAAATCTTAAAGGATTTATCAGCTAACGGTGCGATCTCTCATGACAGTGAGAATTGCGGCCTACATATCACGCTAAATCGTGCATGGTTTGACTATTTTCATGAAGGTAGAATGGCAAGCATAGCAGAACGCTATCAATCCGTATTCTCCTCATTGGCTGATTTACTTATCCCATTTTCACGTAGAACGCAGGAACAATTAAACCGTTATTGCTCATTGCGCAATCAAAACGAGTCTAACAGGTATTGTGCAGTGAATTTAACCAAACGGCGCGTAGTCGAAATTCGCCTATGGCGAGGCACTCTCAACTATGAATCATTCTCCGCATGTTTTGACATGACGTTCGCAATACTTGATTTTACATGGTCCCATCCGTGTGCTCACCGATTGCCAATGAGCAAAACAGTGCAGCAATTCCTGCAATTCCTCAAAACTTCCAGATATCACAGGCTTAATAAATATTTAAACAACCATTAAAGGAATAACTACCGTGTGTGTAATTGTATATAAACCAAAAAACGTTAAAATTTCAGAAAATACCATACAAGATATGTGGTTATCGAATCCTGACGGTGCTGGATTCGTTGTGTTTCAAAAAGGTAAACTCACAGTGTCCAAGGGTTATCTTGACATTGAATCATTCAAGTATGACCTGGAACATGTAAAGGATTATTCGCTAGGAATACACTTTCGTTATGCGACTCATGGCGCTGTGACTAATGAGATGACTCATCCTTTTATTATCTCAAAGGATATTAAAGAGGCATCTGAAACATTTATCGATACTGATAAACCTGTTTTGCTTCACAATGGGATTATCACTGGATTCGGTAACGATAAAATATCCGATACAGCCGACTATGTTACTAATGTTTTGGCTCATACGCCGAGCATCCAAGTAATGAAGAAACTACTTCACACTACAGGATCAAAATACTTACTCGCTCACAATGGCAAAATTCATTTTATTGGCAAGTTTGAGCAATACAAAGGTTTACAGGTATCGAATACCTATTGGGATAGTTCCCGCATGTTTGCCGACTATCCTATACGCTCACAGTTTAACTTTAAATCAACTAAAGGTTACCTATGCGATTAAATACACTACAAGGAAAATCATCTTTTATTTTAACAAACAAAAATTTGCAGCTTTTATTCTCGCATGGTCGATTAATCGCAGTACGCGATGAACGCGACCGTTTGATCTATGTACGCAAAACAATCAAGCGGGATGAATCGGCAAAACATCTGGAACTATTTAACTTGGATGATTTAGCATTCACCACAATGCCTGACTCTTGGTTCAATGAATTGGCAATCCAATTGCCCGTGAAACACTAGCGTTTACAAGCCTGCGCCCGTTAGCGTTTCCAGGCTTGTAACCCGTTAGCGTTTACAAGCCTGCGCCCGTTAACCCAAAAAACAGATTTAACATTATGGAGAACCACAATATGAAAACACAAACATACAAGCCTAAGCATGAAGCATGGGAAACTATGCGATCAAATTGGGTAAATGGTAACCGTTCCGATGTTCTGCAAACAATTGCTAACATGGATAAACGCTCATTAATTCATGTCATTCAATCCGCATTATTTATGTCTTACTCGTTAGACCATCAATCGGGCGATCTGGTGGACCTAATGGAGATACTCAAACAATTCTAAGCTTTAGCGTTTCCCGCTCCTATACGACTAACCTTAAGGATTTAGCGTTCAATGCCATACCTGACTATGGCATTGTTCGGTAAAGCCTAGTTAAACAAACCATGCTTTATCATTTAACCACAATGGAGAATAACTATATGTTACCAGATAAAACGCTAGACTTAAGCAAAGTGAAGCTATCACAAAAAGCCCAAGACCATTTGAGCACCATGCATATTACCCAAGTAAGCTACGTGAAAGCCCTAGCTTTAAAACAGGTACTCCGCGACCAATTGCGAGAACTAGAAAAGCGCAATCATAGTCCTGAAGAATACAAAGCCCTAGCTACCGAGTACCAGGAGGCAATAGAGCTCCATAGACTCGCTACGCAAGCACTTTTGACCTATGGCCTGGAGTACGCAAAGCTTGGAGCAATTAAGCATTCTAAGCCCTTTACCAAGGATTTAGAGGCACTTTATACAGACAAGGTGGAAAACTACATGATGACCGACCTATTCCCTGACTGGTGGCAATCAAAACTGATTGACCTAATCATGCGAACAAGTCCCCGTGATGTAGGTATGACCATCAATCAAGAAGTTTATACACAAGTATAAACCTTTAGTTTAACCACTAAAACAATAGGCCCAGTCATTGGGCCTTTTTCATGCCCATAGTTTCACCAAAGCAAGCTTCAACCGATTTAAAATAAGCCCAAAAACCCTAGTTTTGACCCAAAAACTTCTAGTCTTTTTCTATAAAGCTTTTCAAACAACATTTGGGACCGTGACCATTACCAGGCCATCGAAAACCATTAGAAAAAACCATTAGAAAACTCGTAAAAAATTGCTTATTCGTAAGTAACTTCAATAAGTTAATATTTTCTTCTGACCAATACAGACCATCAAAATTCATTTTCCCTATAGTTTCTCTATACACACATGCATGGTATGCAATATTTGCATACCACCAGGCATATAAAAAAATATATGAGTAATCTTATATAAAGTAATGGTCCTAATGGTCCTAAATTTATAACTTATTGATTTTATTAATCGAAAAAAGCTAACCATTAATTTGCACCTAATGGTATTTTAAAGGCCAATTATTGGCCCAAGATGTTTTACTTTTATCATAGTTGTTCTATTTTACTAGCATCATTTTCAACCAGTATTTTAGGGTCAAACAGTCGTTTTAAATATAGACCTCTTGTTTTATTATTACCCTTATTAATTCTAGCATTTTTCGAGCTAGTAATACCCTTGATATCTCGGCTTAATCTCCTAATATCAAGCTTTACATTGTGCTGCCCTTTCGCTTTAAGCATCGCCGTGACTTCATTATAAAGCACTTGGGCAGGGATGAAGTTTTGCGGTAACTCAAGCGCCGCCTGATACATGCCCTTAATGATGTGCCTCAAGGTGAAATTTTCATTCTCGTAGTTCTGCCCTTCCTCTATCACCATTTCAGGCATTACTAGCCTTCCCCGCTTGGCCCATCTGCGATACCCCAGCACTGCCCAGGCAAGTATCCCGCTAAGCTCGCTCTCTATCATGCTGTCTATCCGCTTGCTGGCCTCTGTATCCTGTGCAAACTGAACTTCATACGGTATCAGGCATATGCGCCTTAAAAGCCCGTAGTTCTCTGCCTGTGGCTTAGGCGTCACATTTAGCCCTAAATGCACCTTGGCCCTGTTCAGTATCTCCCTGGATTGCTCGTATTCAGCTCTGGCGCGTAAGCGTTCCCCTGTTAGGTTTTTCACTGTGGCCTCACTCCAGTGCTCTGTAACTTCCAGATCGTCAAGTACCACCAGCCGCTTGCCTTCAATCTTTGCTGCTACCCTTTCAAATGGCTTAGCAAACCGTCCTGCAGCAAACGACAGGTCATCTGGAGCAAGGGTCGATGCGTAACTACCCATTAGCCTTAAAAGTGCGCCCAGAAGCTTACTCTTGCCATTTGCACCGTTCCCCGTATGACAGAAGATAACCTGCTCATGGATGCCGCCGTGGAGAGTATACCCAAACACCTCTTGGATGAACTGTATCTGCCCCGCATCCCCTTCAAAGATGTCATCCAGAAACTTTAACCAGCCAGGACAGCCAGCCGCACCAACTTCCTGCCATTCCCCAGCCCAAACGCACCCTGCCTTTGCTTGCTGATAATCTGTAGCCTTAACCGGCCTGTGCTCTCCAGTGTCAAGATTGAGCAATTGACCATCGGCAAGATGCAACCAGTTGTCCAGAGCGTCAAACTCGCCCTGTGATAATTCCTGTATTTGATTCGATTTTTTGATGATACCAATAACATCATTAATCTTTTTGCCGGATTCAAACTTTGCTAAAGCCTTCTTGAATAAATCTTCGCTAAAGCCCTCTTTGTTCGTGCAATATCCGAGAATAAACGCATCTTCGCTGCGAAGCTCCCAGATTACGTGCTTAATCATGCGGCAAAGCTCTTGGCAGCGCTCGCCTTTACCCATTTGATTTTTCCAAATCTTCTCTGCTTCATTGAATGCCCAGATTTCACCATTCAAGCGCAGTAATTCGCCCCTGTAGCGCTGCAATACACGAGCGCAAAGGCCAAGATCAGAGAATGGATTACCTGCAAGCCAAGGATCGGAGAAGTCGTAACTGAAAATGACCTCTCCCGAACCATTAGCGTGTCCATTGGCCGCACCATTCAAGCCTGTATCTGCCCCATTAGCGTGTCCATTCATCGCACTGCTATAGCTTTCCCCAGCACCAGCTTCACTAGCCCCACCTGCCGCCTCTGCCACCGCTTCCACACTCTCTGCAGGCTCTTCCAGCTCTCCAAGCTTCGCTAGAAAAGCATCCCTACGCTTATTCCATAGCGCAACGCCGTGTTCGTAGGCGCTGCGGATTACCGAGTCAAGCTCTGCGGCTTCAAGCGGTCCTTGCTCGAATTGCTGGTTAAGCTCTCTAGCTAATGAGTAAATCGTAGCGTATCCAATAGGCTTTTTGCGCTTGGATGTGGCTTCAAACCGAGCTGTTTTGCGCTTAATGGCATAGTATAGAAACGAGTTTCGGCCTTCACCGGCAAGCAGTTGAAAAGCTTTCTTTGTGAGACTGTCATCACCTTCCCCGCCCTGGCCGCCAGCTTTCCCCGCCCCGCCATCCCCAACTTCCCGCATGGCGTTTCCAATAGCTGTATAGCGTTCCTTGCGCTCTAGCTTGGCCGCTTCGATGTCGGGGCCGATATTGCCGAAAAGCTCTAGCAAGCCTAAGCGCGTCCATTGCTTAGCGTTATTCCATATATGGAGTTCCGGCGTATAAATTGCCCCGCTTTTTGTGCGCCTGGGTATGCCTGGCGCTCTGATAGTTTTGGTCAATTGGTCGAGCGATTTATCGCCGCCGAAACGCTGCGCAATGGCTAATTGGTATAGCTTCCATTCGTCCAGGGTGATGCCGTTTGAAGTGCTTAAAAGCCAATACAAATGGAATTTGCCGCTGCCTGGTTCGCTTGATTGCACTGCAAAATTGGGATGTGCTGCTAATGCTGCATCTAGCTGTTCCTGTGGAACACCATCTAAATCTAGGCATAATGCTCTGCAGGATTCGATGTTTGATGTTTTCCGGCCTGCTAAATTGGTGCTGTTTAGCGTTACGTGCAGGCTAATATCGAGCGGGTTATTACCTGCCTGAATATAGCGCTCTCTTAATTCCTGTAGTTTCTGCAGCGCATCTGCCGCTTTGCCGTGAAATGTGCCAAAGCCTGAGACAGCGCATTTAGCGTTATCATCAAGGAAAGCAAAGGTGAAAAGCTCTGTGGTTAAATCTGCGCCACTGATTAAAGCTAAATAATTATTGAAGGTTTCGGGGATATCGGAGATTTCATTAGGGGATGCAGGCGCGGGGAATCTATCTGTGGTTGGTTGCATAAAATATTATTTTGTGAAAAGATAAAGCGTAGACAATGAGTATCCCCAGAATTTAGCGTTTCTTGCAACTAAAAATTCGTATGCATTCAGAAAATATTCCACCGTATCTTCCACCACCACTTCCAACGGCTCTTCCATCACCATATAAGCTGCTGCCATTCCAAGCTGAAGCTGTGGAAAAGATGATTCAATTTCTAAATACCCCAACACCGAATGGCCGTCCCAGTGGTGTGTATAATTCTGCAGAACAGGGTTGCGGAAAAACGGTGATGACGATTGCAGCAATTAATAAGCTGCAGGGTTGGTATTCGGTATTAATTCTTTGCCCTGCTGTGATGCGCCTGGTGTGGAAAGCGGAGATTGAAAAGTTCAAAATCCATAGGGTTATGCCGCAGTATGTTACTTCTCCTGTTGTGTTCGAGAGCGGCAAGCAGTTGGAAAAGTTTGCAGCTTCTAAAGACCCGTACAAACATATTGGTACATTCATTTGCTCTTATGATTTAGCTTCCCAAGATAGGGTACTGCCTATCCTTGAGCTCCTGCGCTTAAAACTCCTTGTTTGCGAAGAGTCTCATTACCTAAAGACCCGCAATACAAAGCGCTCCAAGGCCGTATTTAGACACCTATTACCAGCAGCAGAAAAAGTGATTGCGCTCTCAGGTACTCCAATAACTACTTGCATCACGGATCTTTACACATGGGCGAATGCGTTATCTCCGCAGGATTTTCCCAATTACTATGTATTCGCTAATCGATATGCGGAGCAATCAAGAACTCCATTCGGGATTAAATATCATGGGCTTAGAAATGAAGAAGAGCTCAGGCATAAAATCCGGTCTAAATGGTTTTTGCGCTACACCAAAGACGAAGTGCTGCCTGAATTACCGGAGAAACGTTGGACAGAGATTCCACTGCCTGAGTCAGTAGCGATTAAAGCCTTGCCGCAGATACCGAGATTAAACGCTGAGCAAGCGATGATTGATATGCTCTTACACATCGAGAACCCAGAAAAGCATCCTATGCCTTTAGCTATCCAGCATATAGTGAAATCTATTAGACAGGCTCAAGGCTTAGCAAAGGTTGCGCATGTGGCAGCTTATGTAGAAAACATGCTGGAGCAAGAAATCCCTGTGGTGTTATTTGCACATCATCGCAGTGTGATTGATTTGTATATGAAGAGCTTAACAAAACATAATCCAGTTATAATTCAGGGTGACGTGCCAGCACACGAGCGAATGCAAGCTGTGGAGAAGTTTCAGAGCGGGGAAACTAAGCTATTCATCGGGCAATTTACCGCTGCAGGTACAGGAATTACTTTAACCGAGAGCTCCAATGTCGTTTTAGCGGAGCTCGACTATAGCCCTGCAGTAATTGCGCAGAGCGTGGATAGGGTACATAGGATTGGGCAGAAAAATTCTGTGTCCGTTCATTATTTTGTTGTTGACGGTTCAATCGAGAATAGGATAGTTTCGGTTTTGGTTGAGAAAACAAAAGTTTTTCAAAAAGCTTTAAACTAGTCTACGTTAAACTGGGTTGTAATTAAAAATATAAGTTAAAGGTATTTTGGGTATTGTCGATAAGTGTCTGTGGTTGTATTAACAAAATAAGTTTGTTAAAGGAGAAACTGGGAACATGGAACCAACATCGATTAGACAAGCAAAGATAAAAGCCGCACTTAATCTGCCAACTGAGCTATTGGCAGGAAAGATGGTAGGCACGTTTCGAGCAGAGCTTGAGACGCTAAGACGCACACCAAAGCTGGATAGAGAGCAGTTCAAGATGTTTCAGAGGCTAAAAGCTGTAATTAAGCTGGTTGAATAATGGGCCGCAAGGTTAAAGGTTTAAATGTTAGCTGCAGCAATGGTGCTTTGGCTAACGGTTTTATGAAAGGGTGTTTATATGATTGAGAAAGAAGGAAATGCATTTGTTGGTGTTATTAATGGGCTGCTTGCTATGGCCTGGTGCGTGGCACTGTTTTATGCAGCAACGCAATTGGTTGGCTGTGGCAGCTCTGCCGGTTGGAATGTGAGCTTTGGAGTGCATCCAGTAAATGCAGTGAGCAATAATCAGACGCTTAATACTTTGGAATCAAGCTATGCAAGAAAAGCTGATACGAGCGGAGCTGCTCAAAATGGTAAGTAGACTATGCATTGCAGCAAAGGATGTATTGATTGCTTGGATGGTATTGATGAGCCTTTGGGGGCTGTTTAGTGCTTACTGGACTTATCAAGCGGTGAAGCAATCAAAGCTTGAACTAGACTATATGACGGGAACTTTTACTGTAATAAAGGAATTGAAGAAATAAGTGGTTAGATTTGGTGTGTTGTTTTGCACCTGACTGCTAGGAATAGACTAGCTTTTATCGAAAGCACTTTTGCGGGGCTGTATGAAAATAATTCTTTGTCTTATACTTCTCTCTGTATCTGCTTGCAGCGTGTCCGGCCCGTGTGTGCGATATGAAAGGCAGCTTTGCAAAAAAGAGACAAAGATTTGGTCCACCATGTTAAGCGACGGTACATTAATGCCAATGCATTCTCCTGGTGGCGTATATGAATGCGATGTTTGTGTGGAGCACTCGAAGTTGTGACGCCAAGTAAATTAGAGAAAACTTATGACCGAGAGCTTGTTGAATGCAGTCTGTGCAAGAAGGTTCTTATTGATAAGCCGCTTTGGGTTGTGACTGTAATTGGGCAAGAAGAGCCGTTATTGATGTGTGAAGATTGTTACAAAGAGCATGTATTAGGGGAAATGGAGAATTTGCAGTGAGACTTTATAAACAATTAATAGCCCTAACCTTCTGCGCTCAACTAGCGCAAGCGCAAACTCTTAATATTGTGCGCGTTGAAGGGCAGCGCGTAATGAGCTTTGAAGAAACAGTGAGCACTTACAAATGCGCTTCTAGATATTTTAAGAAAGTTGGGATTAACTTTAGAGTTAAGTTTTTTAAGCTAACAAATAGCCCCTGCTACCTGTTCCATAGCTTAAATAAGCGAAGCTCCGAGCTTAATTGCCTAAGCATCTTTTCATCGGGCAGAAGAAAGACTCTGAATTACTTTCTCACCGAGCCTTTCTTTGAAGATAATGCCGATGGTACGCAAACTGCGTGGTTGGCAGGACTAGCAAAGCTTTGCGGCAATACTTCAACCGGCAACGGGGCAGCTAGAAGCTTAATCAATGGGCAGTCAAGCGCTTCACGGATTGAGCACTCCGGTGCAATTATGGCGCATGAAGTGATGCACAATATGTGCGCTACGCATTACCCAGATAGCGTTCAACAGCCCAGCATTGCCAATATTATGAATCCTGCGGCCACTAGGTTTGCTGAAATATATGGCTGCGATATTCCAGTGTTACGTGTGACTAAAAGACAAGTGAAGAGGTGGTATGCAAGGAACAGATAAGCTTTTAGGGGAGAAGATGTATCGAAATATGTACGATACAGACTTTTATGATGAATGCTGGGCTAATGAAGCTAGTAAAGATGAAATGCAGGATGTCGAGCTGGTTTATGTTTTATCAGAAAGTGAAATGAAAAAGCTAATTCGCACTGTTTATGAGGAAGGAGCTTCCCATAAGTTTATATGCACTACCGAGCATAGCAATGCATTAGTTCGTGTTCAAGCAAGCAGGCCAAGAACAGCAGAAGATTATATCAGGGAATTGTTATGAGGCTTGAAACTATATGACGACTGTAGTTTTCATGGCCGGTGCATTGTTTGGCGCATGTGCGTTGATAATAGCTTTAACTTTATTTTTTGGTACAAAAAGATGGTTTTAACTCCAGAAGTAAGACGCGGCATTGAGATTGCAATCTTGGTTTGCGAAGACATATCCAAAAATGCAATTGGGCATATCGCTGCAGCACAGTTATTAGCAGATAGCTCTCAAGCGCAAACTGATTATGGTATTGGGCTTGGCGCACATAAAGTGAAGAAAGTTTTAGTTGAAATACTAGATGGTATTACTGACGTGCCGAAAGGGGATTACAGATTTTTAAAATAAAATGGAGATATTTATGAATAAAATAAAATGGAGACACCCTCTTAATGATCCTAGACCTGAAAGGGGGCAAGCAATTTTCTATATTGATTATCACTGGAAGGAACTTCCAGCGTCTTTTCATATTCTTGCTGGCTATTATGAGGAAGGAGGCAATATCGGTTCTGGGTATAACCCGCGAGTTTGCGAGAATGACGAACACGGTGCAGGATCGGCTGGAATGTATTGGCCCGAAGACACTGCTGAGCTAATGGATTGCAATCATGTTGGGGCTTGGGTACCAGTTGAAGAGATAAATATTCCAGATTGGTTGAGGACAAAGCAAAGTTAATGCCAGCAATGGCAAAAGGAATAACTATGTTTTTGAATATTTTGTTTTACTTAAGCTGCACAGGATTACCCCCGCTTGCTCCGCTGCCTCCTATTGGTTGCGACGAGATGCAAACCGTTTGCGTATGCGATGAAGACGGTGATTGTCACTGGGAATTTCAATGTGTGGTGAGGTAGGAGCGCGAGAGATGAGTATGTGCGAATTATTTCTGAGAGTTGTGTACCTATTTATAGGTATTGGATTTTTACTTTTTGGCCCAGCTTTTATTTACGCTGCGTTGAGTAAGGTAGGTCCACAACTTTAACGATTAACACGAGGTGAGGAATGAGAATAGAAGGAGCAATCCCGTGTGCGGCAAAAGTTTGGATGAGTGTGGGGAGCATGGATAAACATCCGATAAAAGCAGAGCAACTAACCCCGGAGCGCGAGAGATGATCATTTACGATTTTGTTTCTGAGTTTGGCTTTAAGCTAATTTTTGGTGGAATTTGCTGTCTGGGCATTTCATTAATGATGCAAGCTTTTTGCGAGTTATTTAAATGATTGCTGACGTTACACCAGTGCAGAACGTGCCGATTCGAGTATGTGAGGTTCGACCCTATATGAGCATTGCACGCGGGAAGCCTGAAAAAAGATACTTGGTGCTTTCGAACCTTCCTCCCTACATGGTGTATGACGGATATAGCAGCTTTGAAACCGCACAAACGATTGCTAAGGCTTGCCTGAAGGTGTTCTTGATGGACGGTGACGAGCGAAAGGAGTGGAAATGATCCTCTGCTGGCTAGGGGGGCATAAGTGGGAAGAATTATGGTGAATTTAACAAAGAGAATATATGAAAAATAAGCTACCAAAGACTCTTTATGTACAAAGAATAACGGACTCGAACGAGCCGTATTTAGACGTGCAGGTTGATATTGAAGAAGTCGCTAGAATAGATCGTGATTTTCAAACTACCAAGCAAGTGGGTATTTACGAACTGAAAGAAACGAGACAGATAGTCCAGGGCAAGCCTGAACTTGTCAAAGTGAAGCCATGACCCGTAGCTTTTACGAAACAGAGCGTCTAAAAGCGCGGCTTAATCGGATACTGCTAGCGCTCTGGCTTACTGTTTTTGTAGCACCAATAGCTTTAGTAATCGGTGTAGGATTTTTAATGTTTTGGTGGAACTGTGTGACGGCTATTTTTGAAGTTTTGAAGGTATTAGGATGAGCAACGATAACTGGGCAACCCCACAATGGCTATTCGATGAACTTAATAAAGAGTTTGATTTTCTCTGCGATGTTTGTGCTGATACGCACAATCATAAATGCGCACACTTTTTTGATATCAAAGCTAATGGCTTAGCAAAAAGCTGGACAACTCGAAATTGGTGCAATCCTCCATATTCAAACCAAATGCCTTGGGCTGTTAGGGCTGTCATGCAAGCTTCCCAAGGTAAGCAGACAGTAATGCTTGCTATGTGCGATACATCAACAGAGTTTTTTAAGTACTGCTATGCGTACGCAACTCAGATTAGGCTTTTATCACATAGGATTCAATTCGACGGGGCCAAAGGGTCACCAAGATTTGCATCAATGCTGGTGATTTTTGATTATCCTAAATGGACAGCGGCACGAGCTTATGCAGATATTGTTTTAGCTGATTATAGATACGCAAAGGAAAAGCAATGAAGCCTAAGTATATCTCTGTTATTCGCTGGGTTGACCAGTCGTATACCTCTGGACCATTAAAGCCTGAAGAGCTTCCCTTTAAATGCATAGGCACAACTACTGGATTCTTGATTGCAGAAGATAAAGAAACAATTGCGGTATCAGCAGAGTGGTTTGAATTCAGGGAAGATTTTAGACACGTAATTCAGATACCCAAGTGTGCAATTTTAAAACATAAGAAGATAAAGGTATAGCAAAATGAACAACAGCAACACCGAACCACACACAAATGATGAAGTTGAAAAGATATGGCAAGACTTTTGGAAGCCTTTAGTTTCCGATAGTGACGGCTGTTTGAATATTCGTAAGCTTAAAGAAGAGCTGGCCGATTACCATTTTGTGATGCAGCAGGTACAGAAAGTGTACTGCCATATCACAGGGAATTTGCTTTCAAAGCCCACATACTTTGCAGAAGTCGTTATTAACGAAGCGGATAAATATTACGAAAACCTGTACGAGAATAACGATTAGCTCTTCCCAATAAAATATTTTTTAGTTAAAAGTATAATCTCTATGGCACCTCAATTTCCGTTCAAGCCCTTACAGGATCAAGTAGCAGTATTACCTGACCCACAACCAGTTATGTATGGCTCGCTGTACTTGCCAGATAACACCAGGGTTACAAGTGCGACGAAATCTGGAACCGTGGTGCGCGTTGGAAAAGGAAAGCAAACACCAAAAGGTCCGATTGCTGTACAGCTAAAGGTTGGCGATAGGGTTGTGTTTGGAGAGTTTGCCGGACAAGAATTTGTGATTGGAACTAAAAGGTTTTTGGTCATGAAGGAAGAAGAGGTTATCGGAGTATTATCTGAGGATGAACATGGGGAAGATACCGCACAACCAGAGACGACAGGCACAGCGCAGGGCAAAGTCGTTAATGACCCGTCTATCTTTTCTAAAAAACTTAATCGAGAATAACTTAACTGAGGAAAATAGTATGGATGAGACACAAAAGGCTCCAGCTGGAGCAGTAACGTTAGAGCACCTGGAGAGCTTAATCGAAAAGAAAGAGTTTTTCACGGCTGGTAAGAAGACTACAGCTTGTCTGCTTACGCTTAAAAATGGCTTCGAGATTCTAACCACTTCAGCTTGCGTAAAGGCTGAAGATTATAATCAAGAAATGGGAGCAAGGATTGCAATTCAGCGAGCATATGACCGCCTTTGGGAACTTGAAGGGTACTACGCGCAGAAGCAACTAGAGTGTACTGCTGAGAAGTGCTGTCAGAAAGAGGAATCTTCTTTGATTTATAATAAGTCAGACCCTACATGAAAAACATTCGTGATGTTTTGAGTGAAAGAGGAGCTCGGTATGGTGAGTTTAAGCACCATGCTGAGCTATCTCAGATAATTCAGAATGTGTTTAGGCTTACGCAGAACTGGGAAAATTTAGCGCATGACCAAAAGGAAGCGCTTACCATGTTAGCCCACAAAATAGCGCGTATCTTAAACGGTGACCCTGACTGGGAAGATTCTTGGCGCGATATTGCTGGATATTCGACGCTAGTAGCAGATAGGTTACTGACCGATCAGTTAACAGGAAAAGTTGAACATAAAAATGGTTGCTAAATGACAGATCTTAACCACGGACAACGCGCTCACGCAAAATTATCAGGTTCTTCTGCACATAGATGGACTAACTGCCAAGGCTCAGTCTTTTATCTAGACTCTTTACCGCCGCAAGACCCTACAGAGGCAAGCTTAGAAGGAACTAAAGCTCATGAGCTGGCAGAGAAAATGCTGGATATGTTCCTGGGAGCTCAGATTACGGGGGAAACTGTAGCAGTTAGCACTGAAGGATTTTCCGCTGAGATGCAAGAAGGTGGGCTGTTTTATGTAAATAGCCTTTGGAAAGAGCTTCTAGAAGAAGTCATTACAGGTAAAGCCTACGGGCTAGAGGAGCGTTTCACAATCGATGAGCATCTAGAGATGTCAGGAATTGTAGATTTCTGGGCTGTGTATATCGATGACAGGGCAAAGCGATGCGGCATTGTAGCTGATTACAAATTTGGATTTCATCCAGTCGATGCTGAAGATAATCCACAGCTTGCATTTTATGCCGTAGCTCTTCGCAAAGAGCTGCAAAAAGCTGGTAAGGATTTGGATATAGTATACGCTGCTATTATCCAGCCAAGGGCAGAGAAGAAGTTTCAAAAAGTTAAGTTCACTGCAAAGCAGCTCGATGCATGGGAGAAAAAGTTCTTTAAAGCCGCAAGAATAATTCTTGTTGATAAGACTCCAAAGTTTAAAGTCGGTGAGTGGTGCTCATTTTGTCCAGCGAAAGCAATCTGTAAAGATTATTCAAAGATGATGACGGCTGAGACAGCTTTAAAGCTTGTCGATCCAGAAGAGGTTGTTTTGCCTGTGCCTGAAGCTATGCCAAAAGAAGCTCTAGCAAAGGTGGTTAAATACTACGATAAATTAAAAGACTTTATGGATGCTTGCTATACCCATGTGCTTGCCGATATGCGCACTGGGAAAAAGTACGAGGGATTAAAGCTTGTCGAAGGAAAATCTAGAAGGAAGTGGAAAGAGAATGAGGATGCGATTATCACTTCTTTAACTAAGCATAAGATAACTGTAACAGAAATTAAGCTCAAGACTTTAACCTCTGTCGAGAAAGAGCTTACCAAAGTCTACGATAAAGAAACCGCTCAGGAAATTCTATCGATTCATGTTGATAGGACGCAAAGCAGTTTAAGTATTGTAGACCAAAGCGATCCACGGCCTGCTGTGGTGAACTTATTGGATAAACTATAAATAAAAGTAAAAACATATGGCAAATAAAAAATATTATAAACATCCAAGTTACGGCACGACCTATGGAGAGAGCACCCCAAGCCCTCGTGGTAGATTCGCTTGGCCTTCATTAGTGAAGCCAAAAGACCCACCGAAGTCTAAAGATGGCGCAGTAGGAAGCCCAAGATACGAAGTGTCTTTGATACTTCCAAAAAATGATCCAAAGGTGCAGACCTTTTTGGATTATATCAAAGCTGAATGCTCAGCTATGCTTGAGACTTTTAATCAAGGCGCTAAAGCGAAGATTGCAATCGATAATTTCATGCAAGATGGTGATAACTTCGACGCCGAGAAGTACCCATACTACGTAAACTCGTGGGTACTTGTAGCGCGTAACACAAAGATGCCAACCATTGTTGATGATGCAAAGGGCGAAGTCGGCCCAGAGATTATTAAAGGCGGTATGATTGGTAAGCTAATGGTCACGCCATTAATTACCCCACATGGACTGTCTTACAAGCTTGAAGTTGTGCAGTTTCTAAAAGATGACGGCGTACGCTTTGCTGGTGGTTCAGGCAGAGATATGTCAGCACTACTGTCACAGCTTGATGACGATGACGAAGCCGCCACTCCAGAGGTTGAAGTGGAAGCTCCTAAAGCAGCTGCTCCAGTAGCTGAAGCAAAGGCTACAGCTCAAAAGGGTAAAGCTGCAGCATTAGCGCGTCTATAAAGTTTCTGTATATTCTCCATAACCCAGTGGTTTGCGGCTTAGCCATAAAAAGCCGCATCTTTTCAAATGAAACCACAGTTTGACATTGAATTTCTTGGGGTAAAATATCCTGCCCTTTATATTAGCGAACTTAATCTTGCTAATATCGCTCTAGCTTCCATGATTGGGGCTGATCTTATCGGTATTGATACCGAGACTAAGCCAAAGCCTAACTACATTCATTACCCAGAGGCTGGGCTGTCGCCGCATCTTGGGGAGCTCGCTTTAATTCAAATGTTTGATGGCAAGAAAGCTTACGTATTCGATGTACAAAAACTTGGGAAACCTTTTGTGCTCCAGCTTATTCCATTCTTAGAACGTGAGCGTTTTGTAGCGCACTACGCGCAGTTTGATTTGCAATTCTTTATGCTGCTTGGTGTTAAAGCAATGAACATCGGTTGCACTAGAATTGCTACTAGACTTTTGTATCACGCAACGTACCCAACAGATGAAGGCTTATCTGCAAAGCTGGATGATACAGTTAAGATTTTTCTTAAAGCGGATATCTCTAAAAAACTTCAAGTGTCCGATTGGGGAGCAGCTCTAACTTTCGAGCAGATTCAGTATGCAGCAATCGATGCAGTAGCTGTTTATAAGCTCGCTGAAAAGCTTGCTAAAGGTATAGGTAAGTTTGGGCTAGAAAGAATCTATAAACTTACTAGAGAAGCGCAGTTTCCTATAGCTGCTATGCAGATTAATGGCGTTAAGTTTAACGTTGAGCGCCATAAAGTATTATTACAGCAATGGAGAAATGAGCTTTACGAATCTCGTAGAGAGCTTGAAACATTAACTGGGCTTGAACAGTTTACCGGACACACAATTGCCGGTTGGTTATCGGAGAAGCTAACCGAGGATGAGTTAGCCTTGTGGCCTAAAACTGAAAGCGGGAAGCTTGCTACAGATGCACATGTGTTTGCTGACTTCTCATACTTACCAATTGTGAAACCTTTTGCCAGGTTTCAAAAAGCCACAAAGCTTACATCTACGTACGGTAAAGCTTTAGTTGATTTAATTAATCCTGAAACAAACCGGCTGCATTCAAACTTTAATCTTTGCGGAGCAAGAACTGGTAGGCTTTCAAGCTCTCGTCCTAATAGTCAGCAGTTCCCAAGAGATAATGAGTTTCGTTCCTGCTTTATAGCTGAGCCAGGAAACGTATTAGTTAGGGCTGACTTTAACCAGATAGAGATCAGAGTTGCGGCTGAGCTATCTAGAGATGAGCAGATGCTTAGAGCATACCGTGAAGGCATTGATATTCATGCGCTTACAGCAAGCCAGGTCACTAGAAAGCCTATAGCGCAAGTCTCTAAAGCCGATAGGCAGCTAGCTAAGGCTATTAACTTTGGGTTTATGTTCGGCCTTGGGGCTAAAAAGTTCGCTCATTATGCCAAAAAGTCTTACGGCGTAGAGGTTACCCAGGATGAAGCTTTCACTGCAGTAGATGCTTTTAGAGATACATATGAAGGCTATCGGACCTGGCAGGTAAACCAGGCTAACACTGCAGCTAAGACCATGACAGTTAGAACTCCATGCGCAAAGCTTCGAGCTCTTAGCACTGATAACTGTTACGGCGCGTCCATGAATACGCCAGTACAAGGCGGTGCTGCGGAGTGCATGTTGTATTCGCTAGTGTACCTATACCATGCTTTAAAAGCGTCTCCTGAATTATCAAAAGCGAAACTTGTAAATTGTGTACACGATGAAATTATTGTTGAATGCCCAGAAGAGCTTGCCGGTACAGTATCCGAGGTTATAAATAGCTGCATGACCGAGGGGTTTTTAAGCGTATTTCCTGAAGGTATTACGCGAGGGCTGGTTGCCTTAGCACACGGTAGTAACTGGAGCGAAGCAAAGGAATAATTTACACAATATTATTTGTTATGCTACTATCAACTAGGCGTTATAAAGATGCGAGGTTTCAGAAGAGTTTTAAGCAACGCACATGGCTTGAGAAGCTTCAATTTTGGAAAGCCTTTTATTACTACAGTTTTGTAGAGATACCTAAAGATAGTCCTGAATACGATAACGCACCGTTTCAGGAAGTAATTTTTGTAGACAGTACTTGTTATGGCAAAGAAAAAGAAAACCGAATTAGTTATCACTGATTTTGATTATAAAGGTGGCACTAGGTTTAAAAAGCCTTTGAAAACCGGCACGTCAATTTTGCTTAGGTATATATGGCATATGTACGGCGGCGTAGATGCAGTGGGGCGTTTGTTTAAAATGCAGAGTCAGCACTTTGTTAACTGGCAGCGAGCTGGAAAAATCCCGCTAAAGCATGTCGGCATGATTGGCCGAAAGCTTAAGGTTAATAAGTATGCTTTAAACTATGATGGTGTATTTGAACTTCTTGGTGCCGGTCCCACCTGGCGTGAGATTGTGGAGTTAATTGTTAAAGAACCGTCTGTAGTTAAAACTATTTTAAAAGCTGAACCGCCTAAATATTACGAAGGAGAACCTTTATAATGAGCATGACATTTTCTGTAGATTATCTTGGTGGGGCTAGATACGCCTCAACTATCTTGCGTTATCACAATATGGCGCTTGGTGCTGGAGTCTTTGCCGATGTTGATGGCTTTGGCCCAGCTTATGATTTGATTTCAAAGCTTGCTGCAAAGGGCTGCAAAGCAATTAAAGTCCCGTTGATGTGGAAAGACGGGCATGACTTTTCTTCAAGAGATTTTCCTACGATGGAGAAACGCGCCGCAAAAGTTAACGCAATAGCTAAGCGTTTCCCTGGCACAACGTTCTACGTTGGCGGCGGCTGGGAGCATAAGCTTGACGCTACTAAAGCTCGCCAGATGGCAGCAAAGATTAAGGCTAAAGCGCCAAACTGCATTTATATAAATTGCCCCATGAAAGGCGGGGCTGCGTTGCCTGAAGAGCTGAACGAATTTCATTATGAGGCTTTTAAAACTCCACCACGAGGAATTCCAAGGTATCGGTTCTCTTTTGACGGAAAGTCCTGTGCCGATTTGGATTTAGAGAAAATCAAAAGGGACTGGGAGCGAGGGGAAGATTTTGCTTTCTGGATTCCGCAGGATAACGGAAAGATAAATGACCGCTCGGCTGGAGAACCTGGTGCGGATACGACCCCAAGAGCAAAAAGAAAAGGCTGGCCTAAAGGTGAAACCTGCAGAGCACAGTGCGCTTGGGCAACTCCAAGAGCAATTAACAGTCCTTCAACAAAGACAATCTATAAGCCTTTAGCTGAGCAGACAGAGCTTGATACAGCCAATGATACTAGAGCTTGTAGACCAGTTATTATTACGCCACAAAAAGCTGATGAGCTGCTGTTTGTCGCGTCTAATGGCACTATTGTAGCGAGAGCTAAACGCTACCGCGATCCGTACCATGATGGCCGCTGGAGATATTACTGCAGCAAGTGGGGCTACCAGATTGCAAAGCTTGCAATCAATGCAAGCGGCTCGCCGGTGGTGACACTTCGAGTTGGCCGCACCAATATTTTAGATGTTGATCCATCCTATAGAGGTGGCTCGCACCGATGAAATACAATCTAGCCGCCTGCGCTATAGTTAAAAATGAATCACTCTATATCGAAGAGTGGCTAGAGTTTCATATATTGCAAGGTGTTGAGCATTTCTACATATACGATAACGAGAGCACTGACACCACCAAGGCTGTGCTTGAACCTTATATTAGAAATGGAATTGTCACGTACACCTTTTGGCCGGTGAATCCTCCTCAGTTTAAAGCGTATAATGATTGCCTATTAAACTACGGAAAGTTTGCACACTGGATGACGTTTATAGATTGCGATGAGTTTCTGTATTCTCCTACGGTAGCTGGGCTGCAGAAAACAATTCAACAAATACTACGGCGCAGTACAGATAGAGTTGGAGGCATAGCTGCTCACTGGTTATTGTTTGGATCAAACGGGCATAAAGAGTATTCACCAGGGCTAGTAATAGAGCGCTTTAACAAGCGGCAAAAAGATGTGAATCATCATGTTAAGTCCATTGTTCGCCCAGATGTAACCCTTTGTGTAGGCCAGAACCCTCATTACTTTGTATTTAAACCTGGCTTTATTGCGATAAACGAGAGCGGTAGAAAGCTTGACCAGATATACGGCGTAACAGAGAAAGGCACAGCAAGCGTTATCCGCATTGCGCACTTTCATTTAAAATCAAAAGCCGAATACTTTAAGCGTAAGCGCGAAGCGCCGGACCCAGGACACGGAAGATTTTTTACTGAAGCACAACTACCAGAAGTATTTACAGCTCATGATAGAAACGATTCTATAGATTTAAGTTTGCAGCGCTTTGCAAATCCAATCAAAAAAGCGATTGCTGCAAGGAGAGCTGAGTAACGTGGCTACAGCGTATCGAGGAATGCAGTGTGCGCCTTATGCTTCTGCGCAGGACATTAGAGACTTAGTTAGCATTAAAGCTAATATCATTCGCTATCAAATAACTGCTGGGCCAAATGAATTTTTAAATACAACTCCACCTGAATATACAGCTTGGGTACTAGACCATTTAAATCACTTAGACCTTACAGTTATTCCAGCACTGGAGGGAAAAGCTAAGATAATTATTGACCTGCATACGCCTCCTTATGGGATGACAGGAAGCTGGCATAATATTTTTCTTGATAGACCAGAAGGCCAAGACTTAATCACAGATATTTGGAAGTACATAGCCAATCGTTATAGGACTAACGTAGCTGTTTACGCTTTCGACTTGCTAAATGAACCAGCAGGAAGTTCCACAAAAGTAAAAGCGTTTATGACTCGCACTGTACATGCAATACGCACAGTAGATATCACTAGACGACTATTAATAAGCTGCCCTCGCAGTAACCCGTCAAACTTCTCAAAGACTGCTTATCAGTATGGTGATAAATATTGTCAGTATGTACTGCACATGTACTCGCCTATGAAGTTTACGCACCAAGGCGTTAATGGCTATGACACGGGAGTTAAGTACCCAACTAGCAGATACAACAAAGAGTGGATGCTAAAGACTTTAGAGCCAGTCTTTTACTTTCAAAAAAAGAATCGAGCTCGAATTAACATGAATGAATTTTCGGTAAGCTCATTTGCTGACGATGCAAGCCGCACTGCTTATATAAGAGATGTGCTATCTATTGCACAAAAGTGGGGTTGGCAGTGGTGTTACCATGCATGGAGAGAGCATCCTGTATGGAGCGCTGAAGATTGCGCACCAGTTTTTAGTGTATTAAAGCGTCATTTTAAGAAGAATCGAAGGTGATATATGGCAGATAAAATTACATTAATTACTTGCACCGGCTCACGTCCTGAAGCGTTTGAGCTATGCCAAAAATATATGGCAGAGCAAACTGTTCCTTATGATCAATGGATTGTTGTGCATGATGGTATCGATGCAGAGCAAGCGCAGGAGATGCAGGAAAACTACCCACATTTTGAGCTCCATGCTGGGCCTAGACTTTGGCGTGAGGGGCTAAATACCCATCGATTCAACATGGAAGAAGCGCTTAAGCACGTAACTGGAGACTATATATTCGTCATTGAAGATGATGACTACTATGCGCCGGAGTATCTAGCGGAGATGCTAAAGCTTTTAAAGTCTGCCGATATGGTAGGGCTTTCCAATAACAAGTATTACAATCTGTCGATTCCAGGCTGGAAAGAGATGGGGAATTTTAAGCATTCCTCGCTCTGCACCACAGCTATGAGAGCTTCAGTGCTGCCTTTGTTGCAGCGAGCGGTAGACTCCGGTGACTTATATTTTGACATGGTGCTATGGCAATTGGCTCAGGCACATAGGTTAAATACCTTGTTTAAGGCTAACAGTACCCTATCGGTTGGCATCAAAGGGATGCCAGGAAGAACCGGCATTGGAGCAGGGCATAGGTTTTCAGGCTTCTCAATTGACCCAAATGCCTCTAAACTAACAGAGTGGTTAGGGCAAGAAGCGTCTTCTGTATACTTACCTTATGTCAAAAAATTCACAGCGCAGTCGAATATCGCTACGCCACAGACGGCGCAAAAAGCCATCAGTAAACCTGCCACAGCTAGAAGACCTGGCGCTGCAATCCAACAGCGTACAGTCCAAGCCCCAGTCGTTGCTCAAAAGGCTGTTGAACAAACTCCCAAAATCCAAAACACAATGACAGCTAGACAGGTAGCGCCTATGTCTCAATCACCAGCGCCACGATTACCTGGACAGGGACAGACTGCATCTAAGGCACAGCTTGCGGCAATGGCGATGCTGCCACAGGCAGCTGGAGCTAACCCTTCAAGTGCGGAACTTATTCAGGGAATGCCGCAACCAACTGCACCAACGTACCCCACTGGCGAGAGAGCGCAGGGAGATATTTATAAATAAGGAATGCTATGCCACTTACATCTAAAGGTAATAAGATAATGAAGAAGATGAGCAAGCATTACGGCTCAAAGAAAAAAGCTGAATCAGTATTTTACGCGATGATTAATGAGGGTAAACTTTCTGGCGTAGAAAAGGCTAAAGGAAAAAAACGTTCCAAAAAGAAATGAACCATCCATATCTTAAATACATTCATTTTAAAGGCTCGGTTATCCATTTAGAAAAGAATATAGAAGACGGATTATGGCGTTCGCTAGATGGAACGATATGGGCATTTGCCGATGATAGTTTTTCAGTAGATAAGAAAAGCCGACCAGGAGTCGGCTTTTTTTCTTGGCGCTCTTGGTGGCCGTGGTATGACGAGCTCACTAGAGCAGCTGCATCACATGACTATATGTATTCATCTCCAGCTTACCAGGCATTCAATACTAGAAAAGAAGCTGATGACGCGCTGGAGCACAGCATTAAAACCTTAGTTAAGAATCCAGTTGGAAAGATTATAGCAGTAACTTTTAAAGCTTTATCCAGAGTATTCGGGAAAAGCTTTTGGGAAAATAAAACCACCAGATAGCGAGGGGAGCGTAAAGATAGTATGACAGCCAAAAGGTGCCAGAACCACCGCAGGACACGACTGCTTCTACAATGACTGTAGGAGTAGCCCTGTATAAATCCTTAAAGGTTTTGCGTCTGTCAGAACCCTTCCTCCCCCGCTATTTTAGAAAGGTGAATATATGAAAGATGGCATGGTAGAGAAAATTCTATCGGAAGCGCAGAAGAAAGCTGCTGGTGGAATGAAAAAGAAAGCAGCAAAAAAAGTTGTTAAGAAAGCAGTAAAGAAAAAGATGGGTAAAAAATACTAAGGAGTGTTTTATGTTGAGCTTTTTGTTTAGGTCTGAAGGGGCCAAGCGAGATATAGCTTCAGTGCTATCTGTTGTCTTAGGTATCTCTTCAATGTTCCCTGGAACTGAGCAGATAGTAATTATTGTTCAGTGGCTTGCGTCAGCTTTTGGAGTTACAGGGCTATTACACGCTGCAAAATCACAGACTATTCTAGCTCATAGAATACCTAGCATTGTTGCAACGTTATCAGCGCTTATAGCTATTGCACAATTTGTGCCGCAGCTAGCTCCTATTATTGGGCCTATGCAGTATCTAGCGACCATTCTTGGGGCTGCTGCAGTTGGTGGAAAATTAAGTACAAAATAATGAACCAGCGATGGATGAGGTAGCATCTCATCCATCAATGGAAAACTTTCTTTACTCAAATAACCTCAAAATGCTTATATTAAACATAGCTTCTCAATCTCAGATTGAGTATGAGCGAGAGTACGTACCTGAGCGCGGCCTGCTTATGGCTGTACTAGAACGCGCTGTCAGGGACTTAGGGAAAACCGGCGCACGTCAAGACCGTATGACAGCGATTAGATGGTTTAGAGATAGACGCGAGCTATCCGATGAAGATATGGTTGGGGGATTCAGCTACGAATACGTCAGCAGTAATCTAGGATTAAACTTAAGCCAAAGAAACTATATAGACGCACTAGTAGACCAAGCTGAAGACCTGCAAGCTAAGATAATAAAGGCACAAAAATGTATGATTACTTTATAGGTATCGACCCTGGAATGGAAGGTGCCATAGCTATTCTAAAAGCTGATGGCACTTTCGCTGAATACTTCAAGATGCCAATTCTTGAATACAAAGACTCCAAGAGAAAAATTCATACGTACGCATTGTTCTTAACTTTAAAAGATTTAGTTAAACGTTACGGGCCAAAAGGAATGGTTTGTATCGAAAAGATTAACGGCTCACCTGGGCAGGGAGCGACAACTATATTTGCGATGGGACATGGCTGCGGAGTTGTTGAGACTTGCGTATGCTTAGCCGATCTTGCTTATGAATTTGTCGGGCCGCAGAAATGGAAGAATCGCTTCCTGGCCGGAGAGAAAAAGGAAAAGGATGCGTCAGTTACAAAAGCTATGCAGCTATTTCCAATAGCTAAGCAGTGGTGCCTCGGGCCACGCGGCGGCAGAGATCATAATATTGCTGACGCTATGTTTATCGCTGAGTATTCAAGGAACTATTTTACGCGGAGCGCTGCTTGACCAGCTACGAAAAAGGACAAATTATACCTATTTTTTCGGCTTGTCCGACTCCTCAAGCTGGTCCCCTACCCCTTGAATCTGAGCAAAAATCTGCTCACTTGAGCTATCCAGCTGTTCCAGTAGGTAGTCGTAGCGCTCAATATCTTGCGCTGATAAAGCGAGTAGCAATTCTTGTTTATACGGTGTCCAAATTCTGGCGTTCCAAGCCGTAAGCATACGCATTTTACGAACTGAATCTGGACCCACTTCAGCTTCCCAACCTTTTCCTTTTTTACTAATTATACCGGCTGCTTTTCGATACTGGTTAAGCACGTCTCTTGTAGTATCGCTTGTGCTTAAAACAATTTTAGAACTTAAAAGCTCACGCTCTTTTGTGGCCGATATATCTTTCTCCATTGTTCCATAGTTAGTTATTCCCAAATAACCACGTAAGCCTGGACCAATAACCGGAACGGAAGCTATAACTTTTTCAGCACCTCCCACAGGAGCTTCAGTTTTAAATGCATTATAAGGAGCTAATGACGGGGCTTGACTGGCTGCCCAGTATTTACCATAGTCAAAAAACTTTTCCCCATAGGAACCGCTATTAGCAACATCTTTATCTAGAATCCCTTTCATACGATAAAAGTCTGTTGGGTTGTCTCCGACAGTTAGTTGCCATAAATTAGTAGCGTACTGTACTAGCGGATTAAGACTAGCCATACTTGTTGTACCGGCTGCTTTTAAACTTTGACCAATAGCTTTTCCTGGCTCAAGATTAAATGCGTTCGATATCATCGGCCACATGACTCTGGATATAGCGGTTAACTCTCGTGACTGTGGGAGTCTTCCGTATATAGCTTTCCAATCGCCTTGAATATCGCCAATAGGGGTTTCTAAGAATCCTCTAAAGTTTCCTTGCCCGTCTTGAAAACCAACAGGGACTATAAACTTAGATATCTTCTCAAACTCTGGCACCATATCCAGCCATATTTGATATTTCTCAGCAGCTTCTTCTCCTGATACGGCTTTAATTGCTGCCGCCATGACAGCTGGCATTAGCACAACTTTTGGTAAAGCTATTCTAAGGGCTAACTGTGTAGCCATATTAGGTATAGAGTCTTGTGTAACTGCGGCTAAATTTCTAAGTCCGTTAAGATGCGCTCTTCCAAACAGAAATAGGCGGTTTAAAAATGGTGAAGCTGTTCCTCCACTTACTGGGTCTGGCACACCAAAACGTTGCCTAGCAAATTGCGCTGCTTCGGGCTTACTCATACCGCGTATATGCTTACCAATCTGGTATCCAATAACTTTAGTAAGCACCTCATCACGCTCAGCAATATCTTTTAAGTATGAGCCTCCAAATTTATCTATAATCTTTTCACTGTTAATTCCTATTTTTTCTAAAAATGACGCTTCATTAGGAATAGGAACACCGTAAAGCTCCGCAATACTTTGCTCGAAAGTAAAAGATGGATCGATATTCTTATCAGCTAGAACGCTCATGCCTAAAGTAACACCGTCCAGGTCAACAACCTCTTTTAGTTCCCCTATTAGCTCTCCAGTTTTGGCAAAGTGTTCGTACTCTTTACGAGCTTTTTTATAGAAATCGGAAAGCTTTTTATTTGTGTGCCACGGCCCGATAGTTGGAGCTATTGTTCTAGCCCAAATAGCCTCCATCTTTCGGTCCATAAATTTTTGATTAAAAATGAACACGGGATTGTATACAGTTTTTAATGCTCTAGTTAGCAGTGAATTGTTGATTCGGTCTGCGAGTTGCATTACTGGACCAAAAAATGCACCACCTTGATAGCTGTCGAACATACGTTCCCAGCCTTTACCTTCTAGTTTGTATAATGAAGGAACTCCCGCTGTGTACTGTATTAGATAACTATTACGCTTATCTTTCCTAGACAGCCTGTCCTTTTGCTCAAATACATCAAACCCTGGGCTATTAGTACCAAGCTTTTCAGCTTGCCCAGAAGTCTCAGCTACCCTAACTGCGCCGTTAATAGCTCGTTGAACATAAGCTCTTTCAATAATAGCTTTAGTTTTAATGGAAGAAGCTGAAAGCTCATCACCAGTTTCGTTTAAACTACCGATAGCTTGCCTAATGGACCCGTTAATGTTTCCGTCACCTTCGTAGTACTTAAGCACCAGATTTGTAACGTAACTTCCTTGGTTAAGCTTAAAACGCTCTAACATTTCTGGGCTTAAAATTTCAGCAGCTTCAATAGTTGCTAACCCACTTGAAAGAATATCGTGAAACTTTCTACTAATACCCTGTAGCGTTTTATATTTTTCTGCTCCAAGAGATTGCTCTATATAAGCTAAGTCACGCTTTGCGTCATAAATATTACTACCGCCAGCATTAACTAAGAACCTTCTAACACTAAAAGCTCCACGTCTTAGTACGTCATTAAATGCCGCGTCAGCCGCTTCCCCAAGATTTGCATCTGCCCAAGATTTCCTAAGTTTTGCTATAGGTAGACTTTCTCTTGCCTGGTTCAATCGCCCTACAGCAAGATTATAATCTGTCATAGCTTTTTTTGTACGCTGTGGGTCATCTGGTGCATACTTATTTAAAAAATCATTAACAGATAGTACTTGGGCCGCGTCCCCTATTAAGCCCAAATTAGCAAAAGCATTTATAATTCCTTCTGGAGTAGCCAGCTGTGTATCAGAAAAATAGGTATTTAAAATCTGCTGCTTGATTGTTTTATCTTTACTGAGAATATCTTTTACACCTAAAGCCACCTTACGATACAGGTCAGGATTATCTTCTATACGCTTAATCGTAGGAGTAGTTTCATTTATTAATTTATTAGCCCACTCGTAATGCGCCCAAGTATTCACACCAATATCTGTTTGCATGAATTTTTGAGTAAGTGCATTCAGTGGCTGGTCTATCACTCTATTTAAAAAGTGATACACCATATCTTTTCTAGTAACGTTATTAACAATATCTTGCAGTGTTTTTCTTGCTTCTGTGGGCAGCGTATTGATAATTTTACGTACAGGGTCGAATCTATTAAATAGAGTCTGGTAAGCAGTGTTAGCTATACGCGCTAAAGTACTTTTAAATCCTTTATACTTTATTTCATCGGCAGTATAAGCAGCATTAATCTTAATACCTTTTTTTCTCGACTCACCAGCGGCTGCTATATTGTACTGAGAGACAGCATTAGGATCGTTCATCGCTCTACTGAACTCGGACCAAAACTGATTAAGTATCGGATCGCGGCTTAAGCCTTTCTCAAACAAGCTATAGATTGGGCCATAGCGCTCTTTCACCCAATCTGGAGCATTTACTAAAGCTGAGAATGTATCCGCATATATCTCTACAGAGTCTGCTCGATAGGCATTAAAACGCTCGGCAGCATCAGGGCTTTTTGCATCCCCTTTCTGTGTTGGGTCCCAGCCTGGTCGCCATTCAGCAGAAAGATTTGAAGCTAAATCCTGCACACCAGCTTTAGCTAGTTCGTTTATAAGATTAGCTTTTAACCCTGTTAGCTTTTCAGCCATTCCCTGGAGCTCGTTGCTAGAAGAGAAAGCTTTATTCAAATAGCCATCAATAAAATGGCCTATCTCATGAGCAATAGTTTCAGAAAATTTCTTTGGGTCAGACCCTAAGCTTCTTAATATCTTTATTTTTTTGGAACCTGTGCTGTAAACCCCTAAAGCACCGTCTAAAATATTCTTAGATAAGCCTAAATTCCCAGCTAGTTTATTCGCAAGAAATGTAACGAACCTATTAGCTGGTGGAGTTTTTCTAGGAATATCATTAGCTAGTGTGCCATCTCCCCTAGCAGCTACATTATCAGCAGCTACAGTGGAAGCTAACTCCTCTTCTGGAATTAAAACTGTTTTTACAGGGCGAGAGTCGGTTTCATAGTCATCCATCACGGGCAGTGAGACGGTATCTCCAGCTTCGTTAGTTACTATATCGTCATTATACGATACAGGCTGCTCTACATAGTCAGCAACAATGCTATCCTCTCTCGCTTTATCTGCTGCTCTAGCTCTAGTACTTTTATCGTCAGCGTTAAAATCTTGTACGTAGTGACCATCAGCATCTTTTACAAATTTGGGAATATTAGCCCCAGTAGTTTCTTGCGCAGATTCTACAGGGTCAGGGGTAGCTAGTTTTTTCTCGGCGTCTTTGAATGCATTCTGTGTTTGCTTTATTACCGAATTTTTAACTAAAGCTGTGCCTCCAGATATAAAACCACCAGTAATAAGATTTGCTGCAAAAGCATCGATAGCTCCTATAGTAATCTCACGATTCTCATCTAGTCCTATATTTTGTGCAACGTTCCCTATAATCTCACCAACTGCTCCAGCCGTACCCGCTTCCAGAGCGTCGATTGTTACATTTTTAAAAGTTGTTTTTTGGTCTTCTAGAGACTTAATCATTTGCGCAGCTAGAGTTTTATCTTCTGACTGCTGTAAAACTTTTGTTCCAAATTTCCCTAAAATTCCACTTGCTAATTTATCTGTTACTCTAAGCAGCGGGATATTAGTTATAGCCTCTCCAGCTGCAGATAGTACTGCAGCTTGAATTGCCTGTTCTTGATTTCCTGTTTTTGCAATTGACTCTTTGTATAGGCTTGTAGCTTCCCCCGCTATTTGAGCACCTCCGACTACTCCAAGCCCTATAGGACCAGCTACTACGCCAGCTACAGCTGCAGGAATTATATTTCCCACGTTAGTAGCTATTCTTCCAGCTATACCTTCGTCCCTACTTTTCTGTGTACGCTCGTACAGTGCGCTGTCTACTTCATCCAATCCGACCAGATTAGCTAGAGGACCAATAGCGCCTCTAGTAGCTCGAAGCCCTTTATCGACTGTCCAAGCCCAAACACCTTCTCCACGATCTGATAAATTTTCGCGTCTAGCTTCGCTTGCAAAAGCTTTAATAGAGTTCAGTAAGTTCTTCTGGTCTACAACGTAGTCTGGGTCATCGCTTGCCTGAATCGCCTCTATATTAGCTTTCTCCCAAGCGTTGATTTTATCAACTTCAGTTTCCCCTAAAACTTCATCAGCCTTAACTGGCGCTGCAGATACTAGGTCAACATAGTCATAGGCAGCTTCTTTAGTTTTATGCCTAATGTCCTGCCCGTAGGTTGAAATAATCTCTTTTGCTTGAGGTTTTAATGTGTCGGGAGTATTAGCGTACAGCTCAGCAAGTTTATTGGCTGAGGTGTTATAGTCATCTGAACTTGATAGAATATCGTAAGCTAAAAGCTCTACGTCTTCAGCCGAAGTTATAGAATTACTGTCAGACATGTGCCAAATTTGAGAAAGCTTCTAAATAAGCATAAACCTTTAAAGGGTATTTAGCAGCTTCTTTAATCTTCTTATCTGTTAGGTAGTCAGGGTATAGCCCTTTATCTTTAAGATATTTTAGCCCAAACACCAAGTCTTCATATGAAGATGCGTTTGTCATGTTAATAATAGTATCTACAACCCCTAAGCCTACATTATAAGCCATTAAAGCTGCTGTTTTGTTGCCTCTATAACGTTCAGTTAGCTCGTCTAGGTAAGCAACTCCTCCAGCAACGTTCTGCTCTGGAATGTCACGATTAATTTTTAAATCGTTTGCTGTAGCTTTAGTTACTTGGAACAGCCCTCTAACCCCAGTTGGGCTTTTTGCATTATTTTTACCACCAGATTCAACCGCTGCAACTGCTTGGTAAAGAGGATCTAGCCCTCTTAAAAGTTTATTACTCAAAACAGTTGTTACTATTTCAGGGCTAACTTCTTTTTTAATCACAGGGGGAAGTGCATCGTAGGTGTAAGCTACCTGCTGTTTTAAAACCTGTGGTGTAGGTGTTACCGTTAAATCACGCGATTGCTGCGGAACTGCTCCGCTATTAGCTACTGCTCGCGTAGGGCTTGGAAGACTGACAGGAGGTGTCGTAGTAGGGGAAGCTGCCGGAGTAGCAGCTGGAGACTCACTCTCTTTCAGCATACCTTTTTGAACTAAGCGCTCTCTTAGATTTGGATTATTCTGCGCACGATTTAATAAATCTTGCTGTCGTTGTGCGACAATAGGGTTAGCTTCTTTTGGAATCGATGCGTCCATACTCCCAGGAGAAACACCATACGGTGCTGGAGTAGCTACACCGCCTGCAGCTGGAGTAGGTGTACTAGCTCTTACTGTATCCGTTAAAGCTGCTGTGAGCGGCTTATCAGCAGCAGCTGTAGCAGCCGCTTTAACTTGCTGCCCTGCTTCCATAGCCTTAGCTGTTGGCAGCAAACCGCGCTCTCTTAGATCATTTTGAGATAATTGTATTAAGTCATTTAAACTATCTTTAATATTGATTGGAGCTTTTTTACCTTTAATAAAAACATTAAAGGTTCCAGGGGTACCTGTTATTGTAACATCCTGATCTGGCGCTTGCTCATCTAGCAGACCCGTCTTTGAATCGTATTTTTTTACACCAGCGGGATACGTTTTAATATTAGCAAGAAGTCCTTCTAAGCTTTTTTCTCCACTATAGTTTAGCAAATAAGACATCTCTCCATCAGAAGCTAGTTTAAACCTAGCTTCAGCTGCTTTGTTTGCAAGCGTTTCTTTATTTTTAGATTCAAGCTTCTGCAGCTCAAAACGCTGCTCTTGAGTTTTTAATAAATTAAATCTTTCAAATGCAGCGTCTCTTTCTTGCTGCGTCATAGGAGTAGTAGCAAATAAGTTACCTAAAACTTTATTCGCATACTCACTATCTGAAAACATCGCGTCAGATAGTTTTGGATTAGTTAAAACTTCACGCCGTTTATACGGATCAGGAGAGGCTAAAAGTTCAGCGATAGTTTTCTTATCGTTCATCACGTCTAGTTCACCGTCAAGCTTTGCTTTATCGGCACGTAATTTAGCTTCAGTAAGTTCTAAGTTTTGCTGGTGATTTTTCTGAGCGACTTCTAACTGTAAAACTTTTACCTGCTCTTCTATTTGAGCATTCTTTAAAGCTTGCTCTTGGTAAGCAATCGCTGCGTTATTCTTTTGAATCTCCTGTCCAGTCTGATACCCTTTAACAGCACCTTCGATAATCGCTTGCGTGGTAGTTGGCAGGGCGTTCCCAGTAGCAACGCCAGCTTTTGCAGCATCTCCGAATAGAGAAATACTGACCTCTGGGCCGCGCATTCCTTGCGTAAAGTTATATTGCTCAGCCATTAGGAATTAGCTCTCCAGCCATTAACGCCGCGATTACGATTACGCTCAACCACTTCAGCCTTTCCTAAGAACTTGAAAGTATTTTTATCAATCTTAGGTTTATTCGACATTGGAGCTTTATATAGCTCATTTAAAGATATGTCTTCTCTTCTTACCTGCTTACCATCAGCTGGCTTTCCGCTCGTGCTTTTAACTGTAGGTATATTTCTAGCCTTATCTGCTCCAGGGATATTGCGCGGGTCAAGCTTGGTGCGCCCTGTAGTTTCCAGGTTAACGCCAGCTGCGGGTTTTGGCTTTGGTAAGCCATCAGCAGCAACTTCAGCTCCGCGCTGCCGTCCATTCATTAACCGCTGTGCTGTGTCATAACCATTCTGGTCATACATCATGTTTGCAGCTTGCTGAATTTGCACTGCATCTGTCTGGGATATTCGGCCCTGCTTCAATAGCTCTACTGACAAAGCATAGGCATCGGCTTTAGAGTTGATACCAGACTTTGCATACAAAGCTCTTTGATTTTGCATCACCGTGTCAAAATTCTCACGGGTCATTTTTTGGTTAAAGCCCACACTGCCTAAACCGGCATTACCGATTTGGTTTCCTAATTGATCGACTGGTTTATTTGAACCACCGCCAAGCATTCTAGCTAAACCGATACCGGCCATACCGGATACGTAATCAAGATCGTTAGTGTAATCTAAATCCCAGGCGTTAAGTTTCTTTTGCTTTCTATCAATTAAATCTGGATTTGTTGCCTCGTGCTGGCCGCCGTGACCATCAATGCCTAAGTTCGCAATTGAACCATCGGGAAGGGCAACTTTGTAATCTCCATCAACAAGCCCCATCTCCTTAAAATGGGAACGAATTGAATCTCTACCACCTTGGTCTTTAGACTTCCCGACTTGAATTGTATTTCCCAATACAGACGTTGCGATAATCGCAGCTGCTGTATATGGGTTTGAATATCCAAGCATTGAAAGCCCCGATACAATCGAAGCCCCACCAAGACCGCCTCTTACAGCACCTTTTGCACCACCCCCTTCTCCCCATCCGTCTATAACCGTTTTTGCACCAAGGGCTATTCCTGCCACACCAGCGACTTGTCCTAGTGTCTCTAAGCCAGGAGTACCCGCTTTTAGAAGTCCAAGCTCTTTAGCAACGCCTGCAACCTGTGCTGCAGTTGTTACGCCTCCAGTAACTTTTTGAATCGTGGAGTATTCGTTCCAGTTATCTACAAGATTATAAACGTTGTACCCTGCACCTAGTAAGTCCAACGCTGTACCAACTGTAAGCTCTGGGCTAGATAGCGTTCCATCGGAAGAATATACAGCATCGAATATTTTCTTAGCGCCTAAGTCCTCGCCGGTTGCAAATTTAAAACTCTGAATTCCAAGATTTGCTAACCCTAAGCTCTTCTGGGTCGTGCTCATCCGGTCCCAGTAGTTGTACATATTGTAAGCGTTAAACGCTGCAGCAATACCATTTTGGTTATCAACGTTATCCGTTAAGCTTTGAGCTATTGGATAACCAAAACGCTGCAAAATTGCATTGGTAAAATCTTTAGTATTTCCATTTTGCCTAAGAGTATTAAGCCTATCAAGGAACGCTACGTCCGATGCAGCTGCGCCGATTCTATCGATTGTGGAAACATCTTCATCGCTTAAAATCCCAAATGGGTTAAGCACTTCAGCTAAAGATTTAGCTGTCTTACTTCCCGCTGTTGGGTTGTTGGATGCGGCTAATGCTTGCGAGATGTATATCGGATTACCATTTGTATCCGAGCCTGCAGCAACCATGCCTGGACCTGGGCTGTTAGATATTCCAGATGCCTGCAACGTACCAGAAGCGGCTTTCGTTAAACCTTGCAGCTGTGCGGGAGATTTATTTCCCATCACGGAAATCGGAACGCCTGTGCTTGCTGAGAAATTCTTAAGTTGCGCTTGCGTTTGTGGAGGGACACGAGCGGCTTGGGTTGTATAAACATTATCGCCACCATCATCTACAGTCCAAGACTCAGAAGGACGTTCAGGGGGTCTAATATCTTCTTGCCCTGGGGCTGGTTCTGATACTGGTGATTGAGTCTGTGGCTGGGCTACTTCGTTAGGAGCGTAAATAGTACTGCCATCACTTCCAGTTCCAACTGGAGTATATCCTTCTGGTGCTGGCTCGTTACTTGGAACTGATATCTGTCCTGGGCCAGCTACTGGAGGAGTTCTTGGGGAAGATGTACCACCTTCTTGCTTAGAGTCATTGCCGCCAAAAAACTCACTGATAGCTCCGATAATCCCTTCTACTGCGCCGCTACCAAAGAGCGATGAGATTAATCCTGCTATAGCGCTTGTCTGCCCAGCACTTTGCGCTTGGTTTAAATACTTACTAAAAATTTCTTGGTATTGCTGTTGCTGCTCTAAAGCAACCTGCGTGTTTATTCCAATCTGCTGAGCACCGGCAACTGCAGAAGCATAAGCTGCTTCATAGTTAAATCTTGAGAGTGCAAAGTTATTTTGATTGGTAGTATTAAAGAGGCGCGTCTGTTGCTCTAGTCCAGTAGTAAATTGATTCTGCTGCACTGTAGTCTGTAGCGCAGTTTCTGGACGCACTAGAGTCTGCTCGTTAGTTCTATTAAATTCCTGGTTAATTAGTGCTGCAGGACTTACTGATGGATTTACATTTATCTGTGCGCCAGCATTTGAATACTGCGTTGGAGCAAGCAATAGATTTGCTGACTGGGTTAAATTGCTAGAGAGTAGCTGATCACCGTACTGCGATACCTGTAAGCGTCTTTCTGCTGACATTAAATCTGAAGCTTTTCTTGCTGCAGAGCTCTGCGGCCCAAAGCCTCCAGCAGAAGCCATATCTGCAGCAGCTGAGCGAGAGGATACTTCAAAGGCTCTATCTTCAATCGAAGAAGGAAGTCGCCCTTCTGCTAGTGTTGAAGCTCGTTGGCGCTGTCCTTCTAAATCACCCCTTGCACTTGGAAGTGTTGAATCAATCTGGCGAGTACGCTCATATTGATTGAACATGTTATCAAGCGAAGTTTCACTGCGCTTTAAAGCTGAAGCTGCAGGTATAAATCCACGCAGCGCTGCAAGCTCCGTGTCTAAAGTATCGAGAGCAATATCTTTAGAGAATTGATAGTTCTTAACCATCTCGCCGCGATTAAATTCACCGAAAGCTTCAGCGAATTTCATCGGGTCTGTGAATTCATACGGCGCGGTTTTTGCTAACTTTGGATCAGGAAAAAGATTTCCTATATATTCAGGGGCAACACCGTAGCCACCGTAAACACTTCCACCACCAGTTGCTCCAATATCACCGACAGCACCTTTTCCAGATTCGGCAAGATTTCCAAACTCACCGCCACGGTAAGACATGTTGGTATTACCAAGTGTCTGCTCTTTTCCACCGTAACGAAGAACCGCACCTTCTTGCCCAAGAATGTCATTATCGAATACCCACTGGTATCCTTCATGCCCGTAGAAAACACCGCCACGCCGGTCACCTCGAACACCTTCAATAACTCGACCATCAGGTAAAGTTATAGTCGGTGTACCTGCATTATCAGGAGCTAGGAATACTGGCCCTTTTCGAGTTTGAGGCTTATATACGTAACCGGCCATAAATTAATACTGCCTCACCAATTCTCTAATCC